CGACAAACCACAGCAGAAACTCATTATCGGCATTATAACAATGCAGAGCGAGCGCGGCGCCAGTTACCGGATTTCCTCCCACGACAGGGAGATCAATTGCCGCAATGTCGGTTATATCGGCAAAATCGTTGCTGACAGAATACATCATCAGACCGTCCGCATCCGCGAAACGATAATCGGTTTCGACCGGCCACGGCGCCGGGATCGACCCGGTGGGCCTGTGCCAACCCATAACTAAGTCACCGCAGACCGTCACTGTCTCGCCGATCCGGTGCAGCGCGTTTCCGGCGGCTCGCCGCACACCTCCGGTAGTTATGATCCGGCTGCCGTCGATAGATAGGATTTGTTCGGTAGTAATCATCGCACGCCCACAATAATGCAACCGCCGTCGCCGACGACGCAGTCGACGTGCTGGCCGTCCAGTACGTCAAAGTCGCCGCCATAGGTGGCGCGATAATATCTTCCGTCGACCAAGACATGGCCGCCGGATAATGTGCCGACCGCCGGGCCGGCGCTGCTGGCCGGCTTGCGCGCAGCCATAGCCGACCGGATCGCCTGGCCCAAATCCGCGATATAGTCCATTATTGCCACCTCACTAGGTCCAGCGTTTGTTTATTGCCGGCAGCCTGCGCCGACAGCGTGACCCGGTTTGATTCCAGATACCAGCTTTCGCCTGCATATTGTATTAGTTCTGTAAAATCGCAAACATGCTGATCGTAGCAGTCTACCTGACAGCTGACCTGTGTTTTGCCGTCCAGGTATGTCAGGCCGTCCGCATAGCGCTGTAGCGTGGCCGTGTCCGTGACAGGGATATGCGATGCCGCTATAGGGTTTCTGGCAATCCCGACAGATGGCGTGGACGTGCTTGACGTTGCCGCCCGGCTGATCGTGTAAGGTGACGCTTGGCCGCCAGGGCGACCTTCTGAAATGCTGGACCGCGACGTTTTCCGCTTTGATGTAGCCGTTCCGTCTTTTGTCGAAACGGTATACTGCACTTCCTGCAGGCCGTAAAAGTTAAATCCCAGCGGATAATAAGCGGATTCCGTCCGGGTTTTTTCAGTTCCGGTACCGTCACGGACGGATACCAGCTTTTGCGTCATGTACGCCTGCCCCTCGTAGGTGCCATAACTATAGGTCGTTGCCGTCGATCCGGCGCCAGCCCCTGTTACAGTGACCGTTTCCGAAATAAGATATCGGTTGCTGCTATACACGTAGGCCGTGGTCGTAACGGAGCCGTCCGCATCGGTAACGACTGAATGCACGCACAGGCCGCCAGCATAAGTTACCGACGAATTACCGAAAGATATTGTTCCGGAAAAAAAACCGGAGCTGCCCGAATCCGTGCTGGTTGTACTATCCCCGGTGATCGCCGGCGAATTGACCGATGTGTCCATCAGTGTATCGACTAGAGTTTCGGTAAAGGTCGGCGTGCCGGTTTTCACCAGCGAATAATTGGAGATTTCCTTGCCGCGCTGGATTGCGTACAGCGTACCGGAGCGCAAAAACACGTTAATGGATCTATGTGGCACGGCAGCAGTCCAGGAAAACAGGCTGCTGACACAATCCATTAACGCGGTCTGGCTGTTTAAGGTGTTGATGTCAAAATCATCGATTTCAATTGCCGGGGTTTTGCCTAGCTGGCTGGCGACGTGCGATATGATATCGGCTGCGCTGGTCAGGCTGGTGTCAAAGGTGATATATTGCTTTAACAGCTCGCTGACGTCATAATCTCCGGTGAGTTGATACCGACCGGCGACGGATTGCCGACTCCGCACAGTGCAGCCCCACGCCCACCCCGCAACCGTTCCAGTATATGCCGTGCCAATCGGTGCGTCCGTTAGCGTCTGAATGGTGCAGGCGTCCGCCAGCGTCCGAGCTTTAAGATCGATTGTCATGCTTTCGAAATTCGTTAAATCCGCCATAATTAAGCCCGCCAAACTTCGACGTCTGCCGTGACGATGCCGGAGAATTGTTTCTGCCGCTTATAGGACGCTATGTATATGTGACAACTAGAATGGCTGGAGCCGTCCGGGTCCGTGACCGTTACCGGCGACAGATTATCCGCGTATCCTTCGACCAGTGTCCAGTTTGTTGCGTCAAATTGTACGCCGGAATATTTCACAATCAAGCCGGTCTGACAAACCCCGTTATCAAGAATCGCGACACTCGGAACCCAATTCCCGCCGGAATAGGTCAGCGTCTTCACCAATTCGCGCCGGTTGTCCTTTATGTATTCAATCTCTTTCGGCGTTAGCATAGCCTTGGCCGATCCGATCTGCAGCGAATTCATGCAGCCGCCTCCTTAGTATTTTGACTTATCGGCTCCGAGCGCATCGATTATAACCGGTTTAAGCTGCTGGGCAGCGATCTGCCCCAGCTGTGCGGCGCTGTAAGCGTCCATCCCGTTGACGTTGACCGTGACCGGCATGTTTACCGTTTGGGTTTGCGACAAACCCGCCTTTGCCTGCGCAATTATGCTTGCCAGCGTCTCAGCCGATTGCGGAGTAAACTGACCGACTGTTCCTTCCGCACGCGGGTTAATGGCTGTACCGGCATTCCCGCCACTCCCAGGCGTGGTGTTCTGCGCGATAGTTTTCAGGTATGCGATTTTATCCTGATCCGCTTTCGCTTGAGCCTGCGCCAAAGCCTCAAACGCCTTGGAAACTTGCGCCTGCGCCGAAATTGGATCGAACATGCCTTTGTTGATATCTTCCTGGCTGTATCCTGCAGCAGAAGCAACTTCACGAGACGCCCGTTTCATCAGGTCATATTCTTCCTTGATTTTCCGGATTGCATCGTCGGCGCCCGCACTTTGCCCTGCCTTCAGATTTGCCGCAACTTCCTTGATCGCCGACCCGAAAGCGCTTTGGAATGAACTGCCGATTCCCGCTTCTGCCGATTGTACGCCTTTCAGCGACGCCTCATAAGTTTTCATCGACGCGTCAATCCTGTTTTGTGCGTCCTCGTGCGCCTTTGCTCTAGCCGCTTCCGCCCATTCAGAAGCCGATTGCTGACTTCCGCACTTAGCCGCCCAGGCTTTTTCTTCCTTGTCGATATTGGTAAGTTGCGCTGCAAGCGCCTGGCCGTTTAGCGTCAGAATTGACGTCCTAAGATCGTCCTCGCCTTCTTTGTTTTTCTTTTGCATTTCTGCGCGGGCGCGGGCGGCAGCATCGGCCCTTTTCGCGTTATCGTCCAACAATTTGTTTTCTTTTTCCAGTGCTTTCGCCGTGGAATCGTCAACAATTGGCCCTTTGGCTTCGTTAATCGCTTTCTGCCGCCACTCGATGAACAGTTTTAATGCGGAAATCATCATTTCAATGCCGATAATAAACGGTTTGGCTACAATGCCGATAGTCGTTGCGAGCACTTGCAAAAACTCTTCAACCGCATCCTTGTTCTCCCGCAGCCAAACGGCCATAGCTTCTACCTTTTTTATCATTTCGATAAGCGCCGGAATGCTAGCCTCGGTGATAGTCAAGGCCATTGACGTAAGCGAGTCTTTTGCGATGTTCATTTCCTCGCTGAATTCCTTGAATTTATCACTATCCTTTATCGCCAGGCCCAGCTTTTCGTACCGCGCCGCAAGTGCCGCAATTTGCTCATCGGACTTGCTTAACCACTCGTTCATCTGCAGTCCCGATTTGCCGAACATTTTTAAAATGGCGTCAGTCCGTTCCACTCCGGGCGCTAGGTTCAACAGGCCCGCGCGGACATTTTGCAATAACACTGGGTAATCCAGCAAGCCCCCCTCGCTGTCTGTGATCGCTATCCCCAGTTTTGTAAAAATGTCTTCCGATTCCTTACCGGACATTTTAGCCGCATCTTGTTCTAGTGCGGCCTTGCTCACGTTTTTCGCAAACTTGCCCAGCAATCCGCCCGCTTCGTCCGCACCAAGCCCCACCGCGTGCATGGTTCCGAGCATTTTTGCCGCAGCCTCATCGCTCATGCCCGTTTCCAGCGTAATTGATTTTACACTTTCCCCCCACTTCACGGCCATTTCAACAGCCGTGGCAAAAGCCACCGCCATTGCACCGACCGCAGCGGCAACATCCATGGCGATGGTTTTCATTGTCCCGCCCATCAGGGAAGTGGCAGAAGTGGTGCCAATAAGTTCTTCCTTTAATTTCGTCAGAGATGACTGTTCACGCAGAAAAGCCTTTTCCGCAGCCATGGCCTGCGTCGAACCCTGCCCTTTTACTGCAAAGATGTTTGCCCAGGCATTTCGCGCCATATCGACCTTGTTTTGCTGCATGGTTATTTGGGAGTTTAATTGCTCGGTTTCTTTTCGGGCATTGATAATTTTCCCCAGCGTTGTTGCGCCAAAGAGTTTTTCAGCCCAGTTCTGATCTACGCCTTCAACGGCGAATTTGATTTTATTGCGTTGCATGTCGAGGGAAATGCGGTCCTGCTCTGCCTTGACCTCGCGCCCGACCTGCTTCATGTCTTTATCAAACTGGTCTTTGTCCAGTGCTATTTCGACGAATATGGACCCCGCCTTGGCAGTTGCAGCCATTTATAACACCTCATCTATATATGCAAGTCGCTTTGGTGCGTTTGGAAGCGCCGGGTCTGCTTTAGCCGTCAAAGCCCGAACCCGCATTAAATCGAGGCAATAAGCCAGTCCCGTGGAATCAATCTCGGCCAGCGTCCAACCATAATCGGAATGGAACATGGAATACAGCGACACAATATATTCATATTTTGTTAAACTTGGCCCGGCGTCGCTTCCGGGCTCTGTGCGTTTGGGAGTTGTTTCACCTTTTCAGTAAACACCGTTGTCGCCCACCGGCTGATTAACCGGAAAACAGGAACAACATCGGCGGCATTGATCTTATCCGCCTGTTCCTGAGTCAAACTGAAAGCCTCTTTGATAATCTCAACAGCATCATCCTGGAATTCCAGCTCGTCCAGATTTTTCACATCCTCCATAAGCAGGACCAATTGCCGATATGCCCCCATCGTTAAATATTTTGCCGTATATCGTTTGCCTGAAATCTTTATTACAGGTCTGCTTTCCACGTTGTTGCGCCCCCTTTAAAATACAAGGGCCGGTGTTACCCGGCCCTGCTCGATTAAGTTGTCGGCACAGTTGCGATAAAGGTCGCGCCGCTGGCGGCCACGTATCCGACCGCGTCCTCGTCGGTGGTTTTTTTCCAGTTTCCGTTTTTTGTCGTGATGATAAACGCCCCGGTCAGTTTCATCGTTTGGAAATCAATTTTGTCGGCCTTGGTCTTGAACGTGTCGTCCGGCTCGGCGAATTGGCCCTTGAGAAGCCATACCCAGCGGTTCTTTCCGTTTGCCTTCTGCCCAACAAACCCCAGTGCCACATAAGGCGCAGTATCGTTCGCGTTGCTCGTCATGACGCCTGCTGTGATCGTGTGCCCCAGCAATGCCGCATAGGCTTCGAGCGACAGGTCCGCAACTTCGATGTCCACCGAAATATCGCCCAGTGCGCTCGCGCTGTCAAATGGCCCGTTGTCGGCGTACAATGTAGCCTGGTCTTTTGCCGTTTTGACGTCGACCTCTACGATCCCCGGCAGAAGTACCGGAGCGCTATAAGTCAGCGTGGAACCGGTGTCAACCGTCTGGATTGCGTATCGTGCGCCGGATACCCCAATTTTAGACATGTTATCCCTCCTTGATGTTCGTGAATTTTAAACTGACCTGATGAATACCGTTTATATCCCGGCCTGCGTCCTGCGCGGAGTTGCGAACGTACCCGAGTCCCGCCATCACGTTATTCACAGCAATCGCCATCGGCCACGCGCTGGCCTTGTGCCAGCACTCCATATCAAACACGATGGAAGTGAGAACCTCGACGTTATCGCCGCCGAGCGCCACCGAATTTGATTCGGAATATGTCAGGCAGGGAAAAGCCGCTTCTTCAGGTGGCATTTCTGAAAACAAACTGGTCCCGATTATCCCTGTAACTGCACTGTCTGCCAGCAGAGCCGCGCAGACGGTTGCCGCATCGATCTTCATGCGCCCTCAACTCCGTTCAGCGCCTTCTGCACTGCTTCAAGCACCATTTGATTAATCTCCTGATAATTATCGTCCAGCGCCTTGTACAGCACGCGGGCCGGGTCTCTTAATTCTCTTCCGTATCGATGCCCGCTGATGTCTTTGGCAAACTCGACATAGGTTGCGTATTTTACGAGAGAACCAACCACAGCCACCGGCTGCGTGCCCCGGTGACGCATGCGGACCGCGTAACCGCCAGCCAACTTGCCGGATTTTACCGGCGCCAGCCTTGCGGCTGCATCCCGGACCTTCATGCCGATTTCAAACAGAGCCTTTTCTGATTCGGTTGTGATATCGTCGGATATTTTTGCAAACCGCGCGGCCAGGTCCGGCCCCGAACGTTTCTTGGCCATCACATCGCCTTCCTTAGCAGGCAGACAACAACCTTGCCGTAATCCCTGACGCCGGAAATCAAATATGCCACGCCAGCGACAGTGAGTTGATTTCCCATGACCAACCCGGCATTCCGGGTGCGTGAGTAAAACTCGAATTCGCCCCGGTATGTTTCGCCGTATTGCCGGTATAGCATTTCGCCGCCGATCGGCAGCATGGTTCCCCGGATGGTGCCGGAATCCGGAAAGCTTTCGGTCCCGGTGCGGGTAGCGTCGTATACGATTGTCTTAACCCCGACCGTCGCCGTCTGCATCACAGCAATATCCTCCTGTATCCGTCAACAATTGCCCGGTATGCAGGCATCTCGCCCACATAAACCCATTTCAGCGGCCCCACCGCCTCGCTGGACAAGTGTTCGCTGCCGCGCTGGTTATACATCTGCGCCACCAGCATCACGCAGGCGGCTTCCAGATCGAAAGGTAGCGTGCGCGGCGTCGCCACCGAATCGTCTTTCGGCAGCACATAGCCCGCATCATACGTCACGGTGATTGCCGACTGTTTTTCCCAAACCGGATCGCGGAAAAATGTGCCGGAAGGCCAATTGGCCCAGCCGGTTGACCGCGTGAGTATCCCGGAGGCTTTATCAATCGTGTAATCTGTTACGGTTAGGCTGTCCAGGGTAACAACCGGGTCCGTGATAACCGGATTCTGTAACAATACAAGTTGCTTTTTCCCGGTGCCGGTGTATGCCTCCGCCGTGTGCGACGCAATCCCAAACGACCGGTTGCAGTCCGATTCGATTGTCTCTGATGCCACATTGATAAGCCATTTTAACTCAGATGCCTCGTTGACGTCCGTTACGTTCAGATGAGATTGCACCCGCTTCAATGTTGTCAGCGCATTTGCTGCCAAGTCCACAGGGCATCACTTCCCTTTTTTCTTGGTAACGTCGGCGGTTATCTCTTCGAACACCGCTTCTTGATCGTCAAGCTTCGCCTGAGCCTGCCGGTCGCGTTCGGTTGCATCTGCCGTTGCGGCGTTGTCATAATCGGCCATCGTATCGCCTTCGGCATCGCCGATGATGGTTCCGTGTCCGGCTTCTTGCCAGGCATCGGCAACATAATCCTGCAAAATCACTTCGTCTCCCGGAACAAAGGACCAGTTAGCCGACGCAATGGATATCGCCATTTTGAATAGTTTTGACACGTTGTCACCTCCCCGAAAAACAGGGCGAGCGCAAGGCCCGCCCCATTCCGTTTTTGATTATGTGGCGCTGTTGGCGTAGTAGCTGATCGGGTGCATGCCAGCATCGACGGCTTTGGAGTCGGCGCGGGCGTATGCAAGGAAGCCAACCTGCCCAGCCTCGATGTATTTGTCAACGATCCGGAACAGCTGAATGTCCATAACGTCGCGCACGAAGAACGTGCTGAAGTCGCCGAACAGTACCGATTTCGCGTTGGCGGCCATCGTTGCAATGTCATTGTTTACGACATACGGATAGTCGAAGATCGAATCAGGAGCCCCGAGGACCATGCCGGGCTGCCACAGCGGACGGTTCTGGCTGTCTTTGATTTTGCGGATAACCTTCAGGGACATATCGTTCATCATCCAGTGACACTTACCACCTTGGCGATATGCCGGATCGACGGAATGGATCATGTCGATCAGGTCGTCGTAAATGATCGATGTAGTCTGGCCGGTCGTTCCGGTTTTGCCTAGCGTGGAACCTACAACAACGCCCTGCGGCTGGCTGGTGCCAGTCCCGGTGGTGAAATAGGTGTTCTGGATGCGGCCCAGGCGCTCGCCCAGTTTCTGTGCGATGAACGACTCAATATCGATGCCGGAATCCTGCAGTAACTCGAAGGAAACCAGGACGGTTTTCGAGCTGAATTTATACGCGTTCAGCGTGACCTGTCCAAAAGTGATGTCCTGCGCGGAAACGGCTGTGTTTTCAGCGACGAGCTCACCGGTGTTGCCGGTGTCGTTAGCAGTCGGGATCGGCAGGGCATTGCCCATGCTGGTTTTCATGATGGTGGCGGTCGATTTACGAATACCGCCAAAGAATTTCATGGCGGCTTGAACCTGATCATAGAATCCCTGCGGTACGGTGTAGCCGCCTGCGGTGGTTGTTCCGACGGACAAGGCGCGGTATTCGGCCATCAGCTTGCGCTGTTCAGGCGTCATGCCCTCATAGCCGTTCATCAGATAGTTTCGGAACGCGACATTGCGTTCTTCGGCGCTAGTACCGGGCTTTTCGCCGGTGGCGGGTTTCATCGTGGCTCCCGGATTGGCCCGCAGTTCAGCTGCGGTCTCGGCATGGCGTTCTTCACGGTCGATTTCGGTCTTCAGGGAGTCCATTTCCGCAATCATGCGGTCGTATTGCAGGTTTTCCTCTGCGCTTAAGGACCGGTTTTCAGTTTGGGCGGCGTTCAGGATCGCGTCAGCGTCCTTAAACAACTGGCCACGTTTCTGGCGTTTTTCAACTGTCGTCATTATATTTTCCCCCTCAAAATCAATTTTTTAGCTCTTATTTCTGCGCCTGCTCCATTGTCAGGCGGTTGAACGGATTCATAATCGGCAAAAACTTCCGAATTCGACCGAACCGACGCCGAAGTTGTCGGGTAGGCCGGATATGTTACGACGCTCACGTCGAATAACTCCTGAAATCCTGTGATGGTCCGCACCGGCAGGCCGTCGCGGGTCTCGTCCCAGTTTGCGTCGGAAACAATAAACGCGAAGCTCATCTGGTCGATGTCTCCGCGCTGCATACTGGTCAGTAAATCGTTTGCGTATCCGACGTCCGGCGGCGTGATCTCAATGTTTAAGCCGGTGTTGTCCTCCCTGCAGGTCAGGGTACCGGATTTCGAGCGACCCAAAACCATATTCGGATCGTGGTTGATGAGCGCCCGGATGTCGGCCCCGGCCAGCACATCCGAAAACGCTCCCGGAGCGATTCTTTCATACCAGCCGCCCATGTCCTCGGAGTAGGCATCATAAACAGCCGCATAACCGGCGATTTTAGGCGCGGCCCCGTCTTCGGCGGTTCTAATCTCCGCTTTGTAGGTCCGAATTTCCCGTTTTGGCGTCGTCTGCCGGTGGTTCATCCCCGGTATTTGTTCCTGTGCTGCTCCCACTTACATCACCTACTTTCTTTCCCTCATAAAATTCATGAATCAAATCCAACGGGATCATATTCAGCGGCGCTAAATAAATGTCGCCTCCGTCGATTGGGTTTAAATTCTCGATTTCTCGCACGTCGTTTGGCGACAGGATCCCATTTTGGATCGCCGTTTTATATGCGTCGTACCGCGTTTTTATGTCCCCTCGCAAGATACCGTTGAACAAATGCTCGGCAAACCACTTCTTGCGCTCTTTTGGTGTAAAACACCGTAGGAATAT